CGTGATAAAAACTTGCCTCCACAAAGTGAAGTCCAGAATAGTTTCTTTAGTCCAGTTATTCCTCATCCAGATGAAGAAGCAAGAGCACAAGATAAAAAGGTTCACATGGTATTCCGCAAATACAATACTGGACAAATTAGCTATGAAATTCTTGGCCCATTAAGTCAGCGTCCATATGGTGAGAAGATTGACAAGTTTGGTCGCACTCGCCCTGAAGTTATTAAGTGGGTTGATCCACGCACTGGTGAACAAACAGTTATGCGTGAAGATGGCACATTAACTCCACAAGGCAAACGTTTACGTGCTTTAATGCAGAAGTTCCGTGTTAACAAATCAAACTTCTGGGACACATGGATTGATCGTGAATTCGCAAGCTTGAACGAATCAGTTATTACTAACCCATGGGACATTTCAAAGTGAGATCAGGCTATAAGTTTGAAGCAAAGCGTAGCCCTAACGGGCACGCTCGCAAATATCAAAGTCAATATGACAATGCCAAATATCATGCCATTCATATAAGAAATATTGATTGGCAATTTACATATGACGCATGGGTTGAATGGTGGGGCAATGATATCACAAATCGTGGACCATATAAAGGACAACTTGTAATGGCTCGCAATGGTGATATTGGACCCTATCACCCTGACAATGTCCACAAGGCTACTAGCACCAATAATCACAAAGAACGCAAAGTTAATGGCGGAGAAGCAAAACGAATTGCCGCTTACAAATTAACTTGTTCCAAAAGAAAAGAAAAGGAATTGGTATGACAAACTCAGAAGTGCGTAACAGTATTATTAACCAAGCACAACAAGAACGTATTACACGTGACACGTTGATCATGCAAAAGGTTAATCACGCACACCGCGAAGCGTTCACAAAACGCTTCCCTGGTCAGTTGGAACATTGTATGCGCCTGACTGCTGAAAGGCTACAGGCCATTCTAACAAAGAAACCAACTGATCTCGCTGATCCAGAGACATGGACAAGCACAGCAGATGAGATTGCCAAGCTAAGTGAAGCACTATGGCATTTGTCTGTTATTAGTCAAGTATATCCAGTAGAGGAAAGCAATGATGAACATAGCAAGTAATGAAACAGCAAGTTTTGATGTAACAGGTCAATGGATCAATAAAGAACATTGCTTAATCTCTTTTAAATTAAATGAAGATGGTAATGGTGATACAGAAGTTCAATATAGCTTTGATCATTATGACTTACGCTTCTTACGTGATGTATTAACTGAATTCCTAGACTCATACCCTAAGGAATAATATGTTAGGTACAGAAACGCTAATGGCTAGAAGCTTGCGTTATGTTCTTGATGAAAATAATGTTGCACCTGAAACTTATAAGAACTGGCCAAGTAATCTAATAAACCAGTTACAAGATTTAGTAATTGATGTTGCTGATGACATGAAGTACAATCAGTTAAAGTACTTCCGTCCATTTGAGCATCAACTTACTTTCTTTGCTACAGGTGACAGTGAACGCCGCGGTATTCTAGCCGCAAACCGTATTGGTAAAACAGTATCAACATGTGCTGAAACAGCTATGCACTTAACAGGACAGTATCCTGAATGGTGGAATGGCTATCGTTTCAATAAGCCTATTACTTGCATGGTAGCAGGTGAAGGTTGGTCACAGGTTGCGCTTGTATTACAGAATGAACTGCTGGGAACCCAAGATGTTAAGATTACAGAGAACTTAGGCACGGGTTTCATTCCTCGCGACTGCATCGTACAGGACACTATGCGTAATGATGGTGCCAACTGTATTGGTGTAGAGATTAAGCATGTAAGTGGAGCAAACTCCTACTTGCTATTTGCAAACTATACGCAGGAAGTTCGTCAGCTACAAGGTTTTAAATTAAACCTAGCTGTATTTGATGAACAGCCACCAGATGACTTCTTCTCAGAAATTGTTACACGTACCGCTACCACACAAGGTAAAGTGTTGTGTTCGTTTACACCACTTAAAGGCTTGAACGGTCTAGTATCAAAGTTCTGGAACAAAGAAGAAGGATATGAGTTTATTCGTGTAAGTTGGGATGATGTTCCAGAGTATGATCCTTGGGGACAACCATTCCTGTTGATGGACACTCGCCGTCAATTAGAGCGTGATTACTTACCGCATGAAAGAGAAGCTCGTATTGCTGGTAAACCAGTTATGGGTAAAGGTGCTGTATTCCAAATCCGTGAATGGCCACTATATCAAACAGGTGACTTTGACTTTACACGTATGCAACATATCCAACGTGTTATTGCGCTTGACTTGGGCTTAGTAAATGACAAAACAGTTATATCACTAATGTATTGGGATCCATATGAACGTACAGCTTGGTTACATAAACAAATTATTGTGCAGGGCATTGAAGAAGCTGTACCCTCTCAGTATATTAATCACTTACTTCGTCCTGAGGTGTTTGGTACTCCTATCGTTTTACCTGCTGATGCTAGCACTCCTGGCAGATACACAATGAGTTCAAACTCAATTCGTGAACTATTTGAAAGCTATGAATTGAATGTGTATCACAAAGCAATTATGAACCCACCAGATCAAGAAGGGCGTGTAACAAACCATAAGAGCTATGGTATCAACCAAATGCGCCAAATGCTTGAAGTTGGAAGCTTAATGGTTAACTCTAACTGCACACAGTTTCTAAGTGATGCACAAAACTATTATGTAGACGCACAGGGCCGCTTTAGTGATCCAGACGATACTATTGACTCTGCTCGTTATGCTTTACTTGCTTGCTTACAAGGCATTGCTGAACCATGGGATAATAGAACACCACAGCAACGCATGGCGGCCGCAAGAGACAAGTATTACAAACCACGAGATGAATCCAACAAACCAGCTTGGAAGAAATCTTTTGACCCAAATTAAGGAATAGCAATGAACGAAGAACAACAAGAACAAAAACCAGCAATGTTTTTAACAACAGTAGGAGAACAAACTCCAGTTATTTTATGTGAAAAGCATGCCAAAACTTTTGAACAAACTATGATAGTTTGTGATGTCCCGCATACTATTATTGAGTTAGACGATGATGAAGATACCCCTAAACATTGCCATGCTTGCGATCTAGTAGTAGCCAAAGAATACGCTAAAATGGTGGAGCAAGCACACGCACCTAAGATTGTGCTACCAGGCGAGTTTTAATGATGCTAAATAATACATCAATAAAGGGAACCCTTAATAATGTTGGATATTAAAACCATACCCGTAGAAGACATTAATCAGAATAAGAAGATTAATGCTACTTTTGTACGTATGAAGAACTTAATGGATGTCAAAATGGCATCTTACTTGCGTTATCTTGGCACAAAGAACGCAGTTAACCGCGCAAGCGATTATCACTACTTGTGCCTAGCAGTTACAGACTCAACTGCTCCTGTTAATGGTATTGATTACATTCATCCATCAGTAAAGCCAGTTGTGGATTATGCTACAGCGGTCATTGCTAAGGGTTTAATGCCAAACGGTGAAATTAACTTTGAGTTTGTTGCTGATAGCGAAGATGATGAAGAAGCCGCAAGACAAGCAACTAGCATGGTTAATAAAGTTGTTAACCAAATGAATGATCCACACTTTATTTTAGAGCGTTGGATTATGGATGCTAATATGCACAAAAACGGTATGATGATGATCAAGCCAGTGCGTGAAAACATTACTCGTTATGTTGAAACTGAAGGTACTGCTGAACAATTAAAAGCATTTGAAGCACAAGCCGCAGAATCAGGTTTAACTGCATTGCGTCAAAGCAAGCGTCAGATTACAGTTGATATGACTAAAGTAATGGCTGAAGTTCAACAGCTATTAGGTGATCACAAACAAGATTTAGTTAAGACCCAAGTTGATAAGCATTTAGAAAGTCTACGTGAATTGCCAGAAGAACAAGATGGCGAAACAATGGCTTTTGAACAAGAAGAACAACGCATGGGCCAAGTTGAAAGCGAACAAGAAATCCTTGATGCCGCTATCAAACGCAATACAATTTACAAAGCCAAATACAAACTAACTGGCTATAGCATTAACATTAAGTTCCACCCTATTGCTCAACACTTTTGGATTTGCGATCCTACAGTTCCAGAAATGAAAGATCAACCTTTCTGCGGTTACTACGATCCAATGACAATTCAAGAAGCTATGGAATTATATCCAGGCATTAACTTAGAAGAGTTTGAACAATTTGCTGAATACAACATGAACGGTGCTTATCAAGCAGGTTCAGTATTAAACAACTTGGCTATCCACGCTCGTGACTCAGTTCCTATCATGGGTATTCCAGTTAACTCAGCGGCATCAGCAGATCCAGATAGTCGCCAAGTATCTATTGTAACAGTTTGGAACCGTTATGACATTGATGGCGATGGTGAATTAGAATTAGTAGAATTGATTTATTCAGGCACATACATTATTAGTGCTCGTGAAGTTGAATTCATTCCTGTTGCTAACATGTGCCCTCGTCCGTTGCCAGGCAACTTTTATGGTATGAGTATTGCTGAATCAGTTATTCCTATGCAAGAATACAATACAGCAGCGGCTCGTGCAGAGATCCAATTAGGTCTATTAACAGCTACACCACGCATTGGTGTTAATCCAAATAAATTAGATTTTGAAATGTTACAAGATGGCGAAGCCGCTATATTTGTATTAGATCCTAAATTTGATCCTACTAAAGACATTTATCAATTGCCTCCTCCATCTGGTAACTTAGCATTCTTAGAAACAGCAATGACCCGTATCCAACAAGATACTATGG